ATTGCCTTAAAGATTTTTTGGTGGCTGTCTTTGTAGAAACAATCGTGCTTTAAAATAGTTATGACGCGGCTTAGTGCCTCTTTCTCGATTAAAATGGCGCCCACGATGCCTTAAACGATGTGTTGGCCTGTGCAAAATGCTTTTTTGAATTAAAAAAATTGGGGTTAATTTTCTAATGAAAACACATCTAACATATTCGGGTAAATTACTTCTTGTCGAATGGCAAAAGAAACGCTTAGAAATTCTTTCAAGAGATAATTGGCAGTGTGTTAGGTGTGGAGAATTGGAGGGCGTATTCCATGTGCATCATAAAACGTATGAGAAAGGAAAAGACCCTTGGGATTACCCAAATGAAAACTTTGAAAGCCTTTGTGGTGAGTGTCACAGAAAAGAACATTCTAAAATTCATTTCGATGGACACGGCAACAATGTTACACAGCGTCATATAAATGATTGCTTACCATCAATTGTTTCACTTAATACGGAAATAAACGAGAAAATGGGATTGTTACAAAGTGGAGATGAATCAGTAATGCCACGAATTAAATTACTAATTAACAAAAGGAATCTTTTAAGAAAAAACCATGCATAAATTAGAATTAAAGCCATTAAGTGTTAATGAGGCATGGCAAGGTAGACGATTTAAAACTGATGATTATAAAAGATTTGAAAGTAGTTGTTTTTATTTGCTGCCTAAAATCAAAATTCCTGATGGCAAATTAACACTAAATATTAATTTTTATTTTAGCAACTCAAATTCTGATATAGATAACTGCCTAAAAATGTGCATCGACATTTTAAGTAAGAAATACAAGTTTAACGATAATTTAATTTACAGGCTAAATGTTAATAAATTTATAGTACCAAAAGGAAAAGAATTTTTTGAATTTGAAATAATTTAACTAATTTTGACACATAATACCAAACGCCACATGAAAACTCAATTAACTTTTATTTAAAATATTCCCCCGAAAGAATCTCTTTCCTTACTGGCGTTTGGTAGTGGTTCCTAGGGGGAAAACATTTTTTACACATGGCAAGGCCTGAACGCAATACGGTTGATTATTTTCCCCACATTATAGGTGATGGCAAGAAGATGTTTTTTATACAGCATAAACATGGAAACGATGGTTACGCAACGTGGTTTAAGATTTTGGAGAAATTGGCATCAACCGAATTTCACTTTTTAAATTTAAATAGCGAGCAGGAAATTTTGTTTTTGTCTGCTTTTTGCCTGGTTGATGAAAAAAGGCTCTTAGAAATTATTTCGGACCTAGCCAAAATTGGGGCAATAAATCAAAAATTGTGGGATTTTAAAATAGTTTGGTCTGATGTTTTTATAGAAAGTATACAAGATGCGTATTCACGTAGAAATAATAAATGTATACATTTTGAGGGTTTATGTATACATTTACTAGGTTTAGGTATTACAATAACCCAACAAAGTGCCGAAAAAGATGACAATAACCCACAAAGTAAAGTAAAGTATAGTAAAGTAAAGAATAGTAATGAGGAAATTAATTTAATCCTTCCATTTAAATCTGAAATTTTTAAAACCGAATGGGATAAATTGTTAAAAACAAAAAAGTGGCAAAAGAAATCGAAAGAGGCGTTGGAGGCCAGCCTAACAAAACTAAGTGAATTTACAGAGGCAGAGGCAATTCAGGCGATTAGGGATGCAATAATTGGCGGATACCAAGGCATTTTTCCTAAATCTAATAATCAAGTAAATCCAAACCAACATTTAACAGTAGCTAAAGCAAAAAACCAACTTTAATGGAAAACGGAAAATTACAGCCACAGGCGTTAGATTTAGAAGAAGCGGTACTGGGCGCCATTTTAATCGAGAAAGAGGCACTAAGCCGCGTCATAACTATTTTAAAGCACGATTGTTTCTACAAAGACAGCCACCAAAAAATCTTTAAGGCAATTGAAGAATTAGCCAAAAGAAACGAGCCAGCAGATATTTTAACAGTCACTAACGAATTGTTAAAAAACGGAGAGCTTGATGTGGTTGGCGGACCATTTGCAATTGTTTCTTTAACAAATAGGGTTGCTAGCAGTGCAAACGTAGAGTTTCACGCGCGGGTGGTTTTGGAAAAGTTTATGTTGCGGGAATTAATTAGGATTTCAGCCGAAACCATAACCAAGGCCTACGATCCAGAGGTTGATGTGTTTGATATTTTTGGAGAGGTCGAAAATAACATCAAAAAAACAATCAATTCAAACACAAGGGGAGGTTTCGAAATGATTGAGGATGCAAAAAATAATTTCCTAAACGAGTGCACCATCGCATTAAATTCAAACAAGGCCACCGGAATAGAGTGTTCAATTACCAAACTAAATCAACACACAAACGGGTGGCAAAAAGGGGATTTAATAATTTTAGCGGCCCGCCCAGGTATGGGTAAAACATCTGCAGCTATGGACTTTGCCTTAAACCCCGCCTTAAATGGAATCCCAGTTGCATTTTTTAGCCTCGAAATGTCGACAGAACAATTGGCTGCAAGGGTGCTTTCCTTGATAAGCAGAATAGATGTGCAGGAAATTGTAATGAAAAAATTAAACCACGAAAAATTAAAATACCTAATTAACGAGGGCAAGGCAATTGATGGCACTAAATTATTCTTGGATAAATCAAAATCACTTTCAATTGTCGAGCTGTCCGGTTTGGCCCGAAGGTATGTCAATGAAAACAAAGTGGAATTAATTGTTGTTGATTACTTGCAATTAATGAAAGGATCAAGTAAAAAATTCGGGGGAAATAGGGAGAATGAAATCGCGGAAATTAGCCGGGGTCTTAAGTCTTTAGCGCTCGAATTGGATATACCAATAATTGCACTTTCTCAATTAAGCCGAGAATGTGAAAAGCGACCAGACAAACGCCCCCAGCTTTCAGACCTTCGGGAATCGGGCGCAATAGAGCAAGATGCCGACATCGTTGTTTTTATTTACAGGCCAGAATATTATAAAATTGAACAATACGACATCGGAAACGGAGAACAAATATCAACCAATCAACTATTAATTTTTGATTTTGCAAAGTTTAGAAATGGAAAATTAGGTGAAATTATGGCAAAGTTTATTGGTTCAAATGCAATGGTGTGTAATTATTAAAGAATGAAACTAATTAAAATTAAAATACATTTTCGGGCCTTCGGGATGGATAACCAAACGATGGAGATAAATAAACTTAAAGGTTTCGGATTACCTCATGCAGAAAAATTTATTAAAAGGTACACGAACTGTAAAACATCAATTGTTTATTCAATAGAAATTGATGGAGAAATTATTTACAACGAAAAATACGAGCCATTTCAAGTGGTAGGAAAATCACAAAATTTAATTAAAAAAATATGAATAATTACGTGAAATATTGCCCAAACGTATGGGTTGCAAAATGCACTGAAAAACACGAAAAAGGAGAAATTATCCCGGTGGCCACTAAATACGGAAAAGAAAACGATAGTATCGTGTATAATTTTTTAGGAGAAAAAGATGGGTTTTATTTTTACTCAATAGTTAGGGCCGAATACTGGGAGAGAAGAAAATCAATAATTAATCTATCAATGCCAGAAAGTTTAGAGTTTTACGAGTTTGAACTTGAAAAAGCAAAAGCAAAGCATGAAGGATTGAAAAACGGAACTATTGAGCGCGGACACTCTTTTTCTTTAACCTATGCAAAAAAAGAAGTTAACGAACTTGAAATTAAAATAAAAACAGCCAAAAAATTATGGGGCTAAAAACAGTTAAAACATGCCAATAGATTATAAAAAATATCCACCAAACTGGCTGAGTGAAATAAGGCCAAGAATAATGCAAAGAGCAAATAACACTTGTGAAAACCCAGGTTGCGAATTCAGGCATCTAGAAGAAGTTTGGTCTGTTCGTTTTAAGGGTAAAACTACCGGGTGGTTTCGCGATTTTGATGAAGCAAATTCATACCCTAAGACAATTGAAGGAAAAAATAAAAAGATTATTCCAAACCCTAAAAAAGTAAAAGTTGTATTAACAATAGCGCATTTAGATCACGATGAATTAAATCACAATGTTACAGATGAGCGATTAAAAGCATTGTGCCAATTGTGTCATTTACGTTATGATTCCAAAGAAAAATATAAAAGGTCCTTAAATAAAAAAACCATGAGTAGAGTAATCACGTTTTCACGAACATTCCCCAAGCACTGCAGCAATGCGGGAAAGCCAACTTATTTTGTTGAGAAATTTATGAAGTCTAAAAACTCGTATATTTTCAATGATAGTGAGGTGCTGCCAATTATTAATCTAAGTGTATTGTCTGAGTGCAAACCGAAAAGGCACACAATCAGAGCGGGCAATAGATGGAAGGCATTAGATACATTTTCGCCAAGGGTGTGGTCCGGCAAGCCTTATAATTCTAAGCAAATAATTATTGGTAAGGACACACTAATTACCTCAGTTAGAAGTGTAGTTATTACCAATGGTGAATGGTTTATTGATGATAAATCTATTGCTAAATTTGACCTCAGAGGCCGCGAATGGTTTTTAAAAGACTGTACGGTTTTAGAGCAATTGGCAATTAACGATGGCTTAGATGTATTGCAGTTAATCGAGTGGTTTAAATTTCCTTGTGAGTTTAATGGACAGCTTATCGCATGGAACGAAAATTTTAATTATTAAAAACACAAACAAAAAAACAAAACAATTATGAATGTAAAAAAATTTATGCTAAAGAAATTTCCAACCAATCAATACATTGATTGTCCAGTGCCACAACATCATTGGGAAACTATCCAGGAGTATGCAGAAAAATATTACCAATGGAAAATAAAAACAGAAAAAATAGAAATAGGTGATAATGAAAAATTTGGCAAAATTCAACATTATGAAATTGGCGATGTGGTTGTTTGGAGAGGGCAAGACCCATGTATAGGTGTTGTAAAAGGTAGGATTAGGGAAAATCATAAATTATCCAACGATTATAATTCACTTCATTATTCCAATCTTAGATTGGCAACCGTAAAAGAAAAGATAATTTTAGGAGAAAAAAACATATTATTAATAGATTAACCCATGAAACAAAAACTTATAACAGGAATACTAGCCTTAAGCGTAATTATACTTATTTTTGTAAGTGTAATTCAAAGCGCTAAATGTAATTATCTATCTGGTAAAATAACTAGGATGGAAATTTACCAAGAATACACAAACAAGGTAATCGAGACGCAAAACTATGAATTAGGTTTAAGGCCTGTTTACTGCCCGAATGTTAGGAATTGTAAAACGTGTAAAAATAAAGTGAAATAACGTTTCCGGGCTTGCCGTCAGGTGGGGATTGAAAGCACTAAACTTTAAATATAGAACAAATGAAAATAGAAAGCACAAATGTTGATTTAAGCACGGAAGCCCCACTTGTGGCAAACCCGTGTTATGTGCCGTTAATTTTAGAAGGTACGGCAGCTTGCTCAATGAGAGATGAACTTAAAAAAGCAAGATTTGAAAAGAAAATCACTTTAAAGGAAATTACAGACAAACTTTCAAATATGGAATTACCTAAATGGTTACAAAGTCAAATCTTGCAAATGTCAAACCATAGAAAATATGATAGAATTACTTGCCCAATTGAGCAAGCGATGGAAGCAGCAGTAAACTATCATATTGTAAAAGAATTGATGAACGAAGGTGTGTCGGCTTAATGGCACATAACATAAAATATGTATTACATCACATTTAACAATTTGATTTAAAATTATATACAATGAACATTTCTGAACACGCCACATTCTTTGAACAGGAAATGAAAAGGAGAAATTTTAGTGCTCAAACTATTAATAACTATTCTAGTTGTATAAAAGTTTTCTTTTCTAAATCTAATAAAGACCACCCTAAAAACATTAATGAAACAGACATTAGGTTGTTTCTTTCTACTTTTGATGAACCAAACACACAAAGGGCTTACCACTCTGCAATAAAAAAGTTTTATGAAATTTGCTTAAATCAAAAGCAGAAATTCCGCTATATACCTTATGCTAAAAAATCAAATAAACTACCAATAGTTTTATCAGTTGATGAAATACAATCAATGTTTAACGTTTGTGAAAATTTAAAGCATAAAGTAATACTTGCCTTATTGTACTCTTGTGGTTTACGAGTAAGTGAATTAATTAATTTGAAGTGGGAACACATTGATAGAAGTAGGAAAATAATTAATATAATTCAAGCTAAGGGTAAAAAAGATAGGCAGATTGGATTACCTGAAACTATTGTACCATTACTAGAAAAATATTTTATGCAATACAAAAGCAAAGAATATATTTTAAACGGTCAATCTAGTTTACAATACACCGACAGAAGTGTTGGCGAAGTGATTAAGCAATTAGCATTTAAAGCTGGTATAAAAAAGAAAGTTTATACACATTTAATTAGGCATTGTACATTCACTCATCAGGTGGAAATGGGTATTGACATTAATTTAATTCAGAAAATTGCAGGTCATTCATCAGTAAAAACTACCATGATTTATACGCATATTTCAGATAACCTAATCAGTAAAATAAATTCACCACTAAACCAAATTCAACTATGAAAAAATACCTTTTACTAATCCTGTTAATCTTTGCCATTCCTACCGTATCACACGCAAAGAAACACCGTAGAATGATTAACGCCGATGCATAAGCCATTTAAAAAATAATTCGTAAATTTGGTACTAAATTAGTAACAGATAGTATATGGCGTTTGAGAAAGGACATAGCAAACTTGGAGGCAAAACAAAGGGGTCAGAAAACAAGGTGTCTAAGGCCGCCCGTGAACTTTTTTTAACTACATTAGAGGGAGAGGTAGAACACATTTCAGCTTCATTTGCACAAGTTCGTGAAACCGACCCCGCCAAATATTTAGACTTGTTTGCAAAATATGCCCAATACTTTATGCCAAAAAAATTAGATATTTCAAACTCTGATAATCAAAAAGGCATACCAATAGCAACTTGGGCCAACAAGAAAAATGATAATGGTAAAAAATAAGTAGGTAGCCTTTTGCCAAATCATTTTTTATATGTAAATTTGCCACATGGAAACATGGAAAAAAGTACCTAATTTCAGTAAATATATGGCTGAAAAAAGCGGGTTAATTAAAACCTTTAACTGGAAAGGTTCAGGCCAAGAAAGAATAATGAAGCCAGCAGTTACTAATGGTTATGCAAAAACAGTAATGATAAATGACCAGGGCGAGTATAAGTCAATAAAAGTGCATAGAATAATAGCTTTAACTTTTTGTGAAAACCCATTTAACAAAGATTCTGTTAATCATATTAACGGAATAAAAACAGACAACAGGGCAGAAAATTTAGAATGGTGTACACATCAAGAAAACATTAAGCATGCGGTAGATAACAATCTTATGGTTGTAATTAAAGGTGAACAAATCGGTAATAGCAAACTAAAAGAACATCAGGTTTTAGAAATTAGAGCAAAGTTTATACCAAGGAAATATACAAGGGTAAAATTAGCAAAAGAGTACAATGTTACTGAGGGAACAATAAAGGATATTTTGTATAAAAGAACGTGGAATCATATATAAATGGTAGTTCTAAACCCGCTATATGACCCAATTTTTACAACAAAAAAAAGGTACATAATTTTAACAGGAGGTAGGGGTAGTTCTAAATCATTCACCGCTTCCACGTTTCTTTGCTTGCTTTCATACGAATTAGATCATGTTATTTTATTCACTCGGTACACAATGAGTGCTGCGGAGATTTCTATTATCCCTGAGTTTAAGGAAAAAATAGATTTATTAGAGGTGCCAAATCAATTTAAAATTAAAGAGAAAGAGATTGTAAACAGAAGGACCAGCTCTGAGATTTTATTTAGAGGTATTAAAACATCAAGCGGAAACCAGACAGCCAATCTTAAATCAATAAATGGCCTTACAACATTTGTAGTTGATGAGGGTGAGGAATTTCAAAGCGAGGAAGATTTTGACACAATTGATTTATCAGTTAGGACTAATAAAAATCAAAACCGAATTATCATAATAATGAACCCATCAACCCAAGACCATTGGGTTTACAAAAGATTTTTTCAAAACAATTCACGAATAGAAATGGTTGATGGATTGCCAGTAGAAATTTCCACACATCCCGAAGTGCTGCACATTCATACAACCTACCTAGATAATTTACACAATTTAAACCCCGCTTTTGTAAAACGCATTTTAGACATGAAGGCCACGTCTGAAAAGCTTTATGGGCACAAAGCATTAGGCCAGTGGTTAAAGATAGCTGAGGGGGCTTTGTTTGGCGATTTAAAAACATATTTACCCGCAGAAAACACTGTTTACGATGGGGCAATGGCTTACATTGATATTGCGGATGAGGGCACAGATTTTTTATGTATGGTTGTGGGTAAGAATGTCAAAGATATAATACACGTTCCAGAGGTTGTATTTTCAGAATCAAATACAGATATTACTTTGCCACAATGCGCGGAGGTAATTAAGAGACACAAAATAAAATATTGCAGGGTAGAATCCAATTCAATGGGTGCAATGTTTGGCCGCAACCTACAAAAGTTAGTTCCCGATTGTCAAATATTATTAACCGCATCAACAACACACAAGCACACTCGAATTTTAATGAGTAGCAATGATATTAATCATTATATGAGATTTTTACCAGAAGCGCAAAGGGATGCAATGTATAGTAATTATATGAAGTTAATGGCTCTTTACACAAAGGATGGAAAGTGTAAGCAAGATGATGCACCGGATGCGACAAGCGGCCTAATGATATTTATTCAATCAATGCTCAGTCATTTGTATTAAAAAAATAATTACTTTTACAGCTCTGATTGTTTGCTCCATAAATTCCGCACCTAAAAAGTGCGGTTTTTTTATGGTTTTAAATCAAGCAATAAACTATCAATTACTTTTTTACCCTCGGCTGCAGTCAAAAGACCATTAGTAACTAACTGCACAACTGATTCCGACATTGATTTAAAGTTGTTTACATTATCAGTAGAATCTTCGCGCAAAATCGAAAGGTGGGAATAATCCATAAAGATTTCAAAACCATCAGCCACCCCTAATTCTTTGGTCCATAATTGCGTGTCTTGGTCTGCGTCTGGAATGATTGTATCTTGGTAGGTCATCACCATACCATGTTTTAAATTTTCATAGGTAGAATTTAAAAACAAGTTTCTGTTAACCCCGTAATGATCGGCAATAGTTAATAGGTTTGCATCCACCTCTTCAAACAATAACATTTCCTTTGTGGGGTAAGTCATTGGTGTAAATGTCATGTTTGCCTCTGTTAAATGTATTCTTTGTTGGCCCCTTTGAACACCGTATTTTCTTTTTAAACTCTCTTGTAATTCCTTTTTCTGGGTTGGCGTCATTGGAATAGAGCCCCCAATGTCTTTTGTGCCTCCAGATGAAAGGATGCCGATTCCACCCAATTCACTCATAATAACATTTCGGTATTCGTAAGCCAGTTTTGTATTTGATAATGGAAATTGCAATGAATTAATAGGGCTTGTGCCGATTAAAGGGTTATCCAAGTCTGCGTATTTACTCCAAATAATATCTTTTGTTGGGTATTTTTTTAAATCATCGCAGCTTTGAAATTGGTATTCTGCAATAATTTTATCAATCTCTATTTGGTCAAAAACTTTACCTGTTAAGACTGGCTGCACGTATCTTGGTGATATGTTCCAAAGGGCAACAGGATATTTAGAAAGCGCTGAGGTTTTGTTCTTGTAAATGAATTGATTTCCGTAGATTAATTTTTGCTGCTTAAGCTGGACCAACCACTCATTCATTGACTGCGTTGGGTTTGGATTGTTTATAAGTTTTGAAAACTCCTTATCTTCCACCAATTCGCCTGTTTTCTTATTTCTGATTCTAAGCATCCCCGCTGAATACATCATGGCCCGCTTGTCAACTATTGCCTTTAATTGAGGGATGGAATTATACATTTCATAAGGCTTGTTTACGTCTAGCCATATTGGCCCCTTTTGCCCTAACAAATATGAGTTACCACTATACACATTTGACCCCTTAAAGAAATCTAATAACGCTCTAAAACCGCTTGAAATTGACACCATGTTTTACAAATTTTTTATAAAAATAAGAAAAGTTAATTAAACAATCCTTTTTGGTTAAAAACTGCATGCATCCATGTAAATGTTTTTTTGTTACTTTTGTTTTATGAGCAAGACAAAAACTTTAACCGAGGATGAAATTAAGGCCATAAAAAAAGGCAAAAAGAAAATTATTAACGAATTAATTAAAAAATAATGGACATTCCAAAATTTAAGAGCAAAAAAGAATTGTTTGATTTCTTAGTTAAGAATCAAAAAGTTTTAATTGCTGAAAAGAAATTTCAAACCAAATTTGGCGATGTTCTTGTTTTGCCAGCCCTTGCTTACGAAGAAAAAGATGAGGAAACAACCAAGGCTATTTCAACACCCGCAGCATTTACTGGGGAAAAAATAAAAGTTGTGAGCGCAATCAATACCACAATGGTAATGGATAGCCACGATGATGTTCATATTAATGGTCTTTGGAATAAATCAGTAAAAGAAAATAAATCTTTCTACTTATTAAAAGAGCATAAACTAACTTTTGAAAACATCATCTCGGACCAAGTAAAAGCATCGGTAAAAATGATGACTTGGAAAGAGCTTGGTTACGATGCAAATGGAGAAACGCAGGTATTGTTATTTGATAGCATGATTGATAAGGCGCGCAACCCTTATATGTTTGAACAATATATTAATGGATGGGTTAAAAATCACTCCGTTGGTATGCAATATGTGTCAATTGGTTTGGCGGTTAACAACAAAGATTACGTTGCAGAAAAAGCCTTGTTCGATAAATACATTGACAAGATCGTAAATAAAGATTACGCCGAGGAAAAAGGATATTTCTGGGCAGTTACAGAAGCTAAGGCAATTGAAGGTTCTGCCGTGCCTATTGGTTCAAATAAAATTACACCAACTTTATTAGTTGAAGAAAAGACTGAGCCGCTTGATAGCACTCATACCGAGCCGCCAGCAGGCACTCAAAAAGAACAAAAAATAGATTACAAAAAACTAACTAACAATTTCAATTTAATTTAAAAAAACTACAAATGAAAAAAACTATCAAAAGCGACTCGATGCTAGGTCGCAGATTAAAAGAAAGAAAGACTTTCAAAATTATTGGCATTGCATTACTTGGCTTAATTGCTGTTTGTTTTGCGTTTGCTTTTTCAGGCTACAGCCTAACTGATTTATTCACTACTGGTGGAGCCGTATCAATGGCTGGTTTGCCGTTTATTATGTTCCCAAAACAATTATCTCTTGATGGAGGTGAAGGCGGTGGAACTGAATTATCAGCAGAAGAAAAAGCACTGTTGGATAAAGTTCGTTTAGCTGTTAAAGGCGAAATTGAATTAACTAAAGGTGAGATTGAAGCCCTTGCAGCTAAGGTTGAAAAAATGAAAGATTACGAAACTTTAAAACAAGAACACGTTGTTTTGATGGGTGAGTTAAAAGCAATGAAGGAAAACGGACAGGTTAATCAATCGCCAGACATTCAAACTCAAATTAAATTATGGGTTGAAGAAAACAAAGTGGCATTGAAAAACATTAAGTCTGGTCAGAAAGCAGATTTAACAGCATTGACTGTTAAACTTAATTCACCAATGACGCCTTCAAACACTTACAACAGCTCGGCTTATTTGCCACAACCAGAATTTCAAGCAGAACCTAATGAAATCGTAAGAGTTGCACCAACGTTTTGGGATTACCTTAAAAAAGGTGTTACAAGTGCCGCAGCATATGTTTGGGTTAATAAAAAGAATCCAGAAGGAGCAGCAGGATTCATCGGGCCAGGGGTTGCAAAACCGGGCGTTAGTTTTGAACTTGCAACAGAAATTTCTAATGCTAAAAAAGTGGCAGTTTCTGAAAAATGCGCGACTGAATTATTAGAGGATATCCCAGGAATGGCTTCTTGGTTGCAAAATGAAATTGCTTACCAATTAAAGGCAAAGATAAACACTACCTTAATGACAGGCGTGGCTTCATCTACTGTTCCTGCTGGTATCCAAACTTTATCAGTTGCTTATTCTTTAACAGGAGTTGAAACAGCTAATCCTAATAATTGGGATGCGATAATTGCGGCAGTTGCACAATTGCGTTCTGGAAACTTACAAGGACAAGTTACAGCGTTTATTAACCCTGTTGATTACGCAAACATGATTTTAACTAAAGCTACATCACAAGGTCAATTATTTGTTCCTGCACAAAGTGGCGTAACAATTGTTGAAGATAACAACATTCCTGTTGGTTACTTACAAATAGCTATTTTAGATTACTACAAAATTTTAATCTACAAAGCGTTTTCTGTAATGTTTGGTTGGGAAAATGATGACTTTACTAAGAACTTAGTAACTGCAATCGGTGAAATGCGTATCCACCAATTCTCTTCTGAGAATCACACAGGGTTTGCAATTTATGACACTTTTGCGAACATCAAAACAGCAATCACACCAGCACCTTAATTAAATTAATATAGGGGGAGATAGCAATATTTCCCCCTTATAAAAATTATAAAAATGGCAAAAGTAATAATCACAGCTAAAGGTTCTAAGATGCCAACAAACTCTTGGGCAGAAGGTCAAGAAATAGAATGCCACGATAATATAGCCAAGCTATTTATTGAGAGAGGAATTGCTATTGACCCGAAAAACAAAGAACAGGTTGAAAAACCTGATGAACAAGTTGAGCAAGTTGAAAAACCAGAAGGCAAAAAAAAGAAAAACAAAAATGAAAAAATATAGTTTAATTATAGCAATGTGCGCTTTGTTCTCAGTAACAAAAGCACAATCCGTTGTTACCACTATGGTTTCAAGCGGTGACACGTTGGTCAATACAACTCCTGATTACGTCACAATCACACCAAATTTTTACTATGAGCAAGTTTCTTTTCAAGCAAAAGTTACTAAGATTAGTGGAACGGTTGATGGGTACGCGCTTATTCAGGGGTCGAATGATGCAACGAATTACAACGATCTAAACACAGACACCTTAGATTTAACTGATGTTACTACTAACACGAAGATTTGGGTTTTGACAAACAATCCATTTCTTTACTACAGAATAAAATTTGTAGGTGTTGGCACTATGTCGGCCAAGATTTACGGTTACTGTTTAACTGCTGGCATAAAATTAAGGCACGTTGTAACAACAATGACACAGGCTTATGGCTCAACAAGTGACACAATTGTAAACACAGCTACAGGTTATGTAGGTTTAACGGTACAGAATTACTATGATAAAGTAGGCATTCAAACTGTTATTACTAAAATAAGCGGTACTGTTGCCGGTACAGTTACACTGCAAGGTAGTAACGATGGAACCAACTATGTGACTGTTAGCAGCTCTTATTCAGATGCGCAAACACACACGGCCACCAACGTTGCAACAAGCACTAAACTATTTACAATTACAGGAAGCCCTTACAAGTATTACAGATTGTCTTATACAGGCAGCGGTACAATGAGTGCAACAATTAAAGGTTACGTGGTAGTAAATAAATAATGGGAACAATAATAAATACAACTGACTTTGTGGGCATTCATAAGATTGCTCAAACTTCTTTTACAGAATTGGATTTATTTATTACCCGTTTTGAAGAAAAGTACTTAATTGAAGTTTTGGGGTTTGAATTGTTTACTTTGTTTAAGGCTAATTTAACGGCTGGTGTTCCAACTAATCCAATTTACATTGCAATTTTTAATGCAATTAGAATGGATGATGGAAATTGTGTTTATCAAAACAATGGAATGAAATCAATGATTTTAGGCTTTGTTTGGTTTGAATACATGGCAACCCAGAAGTTTAAACAAACAGCCAGTGGTACAGTAGCAAATCAAATTGACGTTGCACAAAACCTTTCATTTGATGATATGGGAGGGTATAAAAACTATAACGATTCGGTGAATGATGCAAACGTTATTCAATGGTACATTAATAAAAACTTAAGCGATTACCCAACATTCGCTGGCCAAAAACAAGAAATAGCACACTGGGCATTATGATAAGAGTAGGTACACATAAACTATTAGAACCGTTGATAAACGCAATGAATAAAACCATTGTTGTTTCTTCAATTGTTACTGTTGGTATTGTACACACTCTAAATTCTTGCAATACCTTGTGGCTAACTTTTAATAAAAACAATCCGAACATTGTAATTGATGGGGTTACTTATCAATTGGTTTCCGTAACTCCTAATGTTTCAATTGTCGTTACTCATCCAACTATTGTGCCCACAGTAACTGAGTTTGATATTGCTTTACCGTTCTTTTTTTACGGAACAATCAAGTCTACAAATTCAGAACTAACAGAAAAATTAAACTCTTGGGATAAACTCCCCATGATTTATTTGCATGACCCAACAAAAGAAAATTATGATGCAGACCCTTTTTCCTCTATTGACAGGGAATCGGAATGTGATTTATATTTTCTTGCTGAAAACAATTTTCAAGACTGGACCAACGCGCAACATGAGGCATTAGCCATTATTCCTATGCGAAACATGGCAGATGCTTTTATTGGAGCCTTAGAAGGTCGAAGAAATTTAGTTGCAGAGGATTACACTTATGAATTATTTAATCGAGTACGTTGGGGCACAGAAGAAACAACCGGGAATAATAAGCAATTTTTTACCGACAATGTTTCTGGTGTTCAAATGAGAATTATTTTATCGTTCTTACAAACAAATTGCAATTGCTAAAAAAATTAAAAATTAAACAAATAAATTTATAAAAAATGGAATTATGTAAATGTGGTGATGGCCTATCAAACTCTGGCCTCCCAAGTTGCTTAGAATTATTATCGACCGCTTCGGGAATCATTATGGTTCCTTACATGAACAGCGCTGGCAGTGTTAACGCTATTGATTTAACGGCAACACTAGACGCTGCTTATGTTACCGCAAAATTAAACCATGTTGATCCTACTTATCGCTGGTACCCAATTCAAGGAATTAAGAATGTTGAAGATTTAAGGGGGGACCCAGAATTTGAAACATTTAACGACAATTCTAAGATGCGTGTACAAGATGGTATTCGTACATTCAAAGGGTTTAAACCTGGGGTTGTACCTTCTTATGTGGGTAACATCAATGATGCTACTTGCGATAAAATGGGAATCTTTATTATCGGTGTAGGTGGAGAATTACAAGGCTCTGATAAAGTTGCAGGGTTTTTATACCCACTTTTAATTTCTGCCAACTCTTGGGTTGCGAATTATTTCAAACCACAAGATAAAGCAGTTTCTAAAATGATGTTGGAATTTCAAATTGATCCACAAGAAAATGATAGAAACTTGTCTTACATTGCACAAACTGAATTTAATAATTACAACTTGTTAAGCATTAACGGGCTTCAAGATGCAACTATTGAAAACCTTACAGTTGATAGTGCAACGGTTGTTAGTTTTGATGTTGAAACCATGTATGGTACAGCAGTTACAAAAAACAAAGTAAAAGGCTTAGTTTCTGCCGACTTTGTTTCTTCTGATTCAGCAGTTGTGGCTAAAGTTTACAACGAGGATACAGCAGCTGACGTAACTGTGGTTGCCGCAGAACCAACGCCTGGTAGTTACACATTAACATTTACAGCTCAAACGGCAGGCGATGTTATTCGTGTAAAAATCAAAAAGAATGGTTTTGAATTTGAGGAAACAACATTTGTTGCTCTTTAATTAATTTTAATTCATCTAAGGCGTGGTGGTTCAAAGCCACTACGCTTTTTTATTTTTATCCACTATGAACAAACAAGAAGTAAAAACATTAAAAGTAGGTCCAACAACTTTCTATTTAAACAGTCTTGTTGGAATGCCTAAGCAGAAATTTATGGACTTATATTGTCCAAATGGAATAAAAATTAACGGCATTAGGTGGGAACCATTAGCTGTATGGGGTGAAATTCAAAAAGAATTAATTAGGGTTGGGTTAAAAGAAGATGATAGAGAATTGCGTAAAGTTCATGCTAAATGAAAAGATTGAAGGAGTTGCAGAGAAAATTAAACCGCATTAAAGACGAAAGGTTTTTAATGCGCATGCTATTTTCTGACCCAACATTTTCAAAATTAATCGTTTCTTTAAATGTGCACGATCAATTGTATGATAAAGGAATTGACAGCATGGGCCGTTCATTGGGTGATTACTCATTGGCTACGATTACAGGCACTAAGAATTTTAAGGGTAAGATTGCAAAGGGTCAACCTTATGACCACGTTACGTTAAAGGATTCGGGCGATTTTTACGAATCATTTAGGGCAAAATTAGTTGGCACAAACATAATTATTACAGCACAAACAATTAAAGAGAATACAGATTTATTAAAGGTGTGGGGGGATGATATTATTGGCTTGACAGATGATAACCTACAGGTTGTTATTAACAGGGCAAGAGAAATTTTGAACATTAAAATTAGAGAATATTTATTTAAGTCATGATTTACTACGAAAGCATTGATGAATTGCCAATTTATAATTGGAGAAAAATCAACGAAACAAATGATTTAAAGTATTTGTTGAAACAAAAGTGTGGTTTAACCAAGAAGAAATTTCTAATTTTACAACAGGCTTGGGAAAAATTGTATGATAATTTTCTGGACACTTTTGGAATTAACGATGATTTTAAAAAAGTGATGGAATTAAAGAGGGATATTTTGGTTTTGAAAATCAACATGCAAATGGATAAAGACCCATTTATTATTAACTTTATCGAGATGAAAGAGGTTGAGTTAAACGCAATAATTAAATCGGGTGAGTCGGGAATTTCGTTTAATGAAATAAAAGCGCACGTTGCAAAGTTTATGGGGTTTGCAATTAATGAAAAGGAAACATCAACAAGGGATTATTATACCTACGTAGAATTATTTAAAAAAGAAAATGGCAGAGACAATTAAATCTAGTGAATTACTTGATACGGCTGGCATTACAAATGATTTGTCAAGGATAAATATTGAGTTAAAAGAAATGATTAACTCTCTTGATGTTCAATTGAGAAAATCAATACCTGTTTTAAATCAACTAAAAGTAAATAATTCCCAGTCCATAAAGGACATGAACCAAGCAATGAAGGAATCAAACGCCTTATTGCAACAGCAAATAAAATTAGAACAATTACAGTTTCAAACTGAAAAGGAACTTATTAAAATTGCAACAGAGCAGCAGAAATTAGAGCGCGAACAAATAAAGACAAAACAGGCATTACTTGCCGAGGAAAAGAAAGCAACAGCAGCTAAGGAAAAAGCAAACAAAGAGCGTGAAAAAGCGAATGATTTATATTCTAAAGAAAGCAAGCGGTTAAATGATTTAAGAAAAGAATACAGAAACCTTGTATTAACTGAAGGTGAGGCAACGGAAAAAACAAAAAAATTAGGCTTAGAAATTCAAAGCCTTGATGCTAAATTAAAAAAAGTAGATGCTAGTGTTGGACAGTTCCAACGCAATGTTGGTAATTATCCCAAGCAAGGTTTCTTTAGCCAGGTTGGAGCCTTTTTTACCGGCAATGTTTTGGCTCAGGGGGCCAGCAAACTTGTTGGTGTGTTTAAGGATGCCATTACAGTGAGCCGTGATTTTGAAAAATCACTGGCTAATTTATCAGCCATTACCGGGGCAAGTGGAAAAGACCTCGGTTTTTATAAAGAGCAAGCGAAACAATTAGGTTTAACAACGCAAGGTGGAGCCAAGGCAGTTGTTGAAGCGTTTAAATTAATTGGTTCTGCAAAGCCAGAATTATTACAAAATAAAGAGGCTCTGGCAGGGGTAACAAAGCAGGCCATTTTACTTTCAAAGGCTGCGGGTTTAGAATTGCCAGATGCAGCAACCAGGTTAACCGATGCCTTAAACCAATTTGGTGCACCCGCAGAACAGGCGGGTAAGTTTGTTGATATACTTGCATCCGGTGCAAAGGCGGGAGCTGCAGAGGTGCCAGAAATTACCGATGCGCTTTTAAAATTCGGAGTTGCTGCAAAATCTTCTAACATTTCAATACAAGAAAGTGTTGGAGCAATTGAATTACTGGCTGAAAAGGGACTAAAAGGGGCCGAGGCTGGAACTGCATTAAGGAATGTTTTCTCTAAATTATCTGCATCCAAAATATTACCACCAGAAGCCCAAAAAGAATTGGCAAAAGCTGGTGTTGACATTAAAAAATTGTCTGATAATTCATTGCCATTAAGCGCAAGGTTAAAAGAATTAAGCAAAATCCAAGGCAATGCAAGCGCAATTACTCGCGTGTTTGGCTTAGAAAACAAGATTGCAGGGGAGGTTTTAATATCAAACATTCCAAGGTTAAACGAATTAACTGCAGCTGTAAATGAAAACGGAGTGGCAACACAGCAAGCGGCCACAAACACCGACACGTTTGACCAGGCCATGGTTGAAGCTGGGAACGCTTACGATAACCTATTATTGCAAATTACTGATGGGGATTTTGGGGCATTAATAAAAGGGTTTGTAAAGGTTGCAACTGAGGAATTAAATAAGTTTACAAAGCAGCTAAATTTTATTGGAAAAAACTTTAATAATGGCATTGGTGCAACCGCAAGGGATGAAGCTTTTAATAGAAATACACAGGCACAGCTTAAGAATTACGCTTTGTTAACCGAGGCAAATAAAAAAGTTTATGTTGAAAAATTAAAGCAAGATATTAAGGCGGAATTGGCCCTTGTTGAGATTGAAAAGAACGCGGGCAGACACAATAAACGTTTAACAACGGATGAACTGTTAGCCCTACAGGAGCGCACAGAGGCCAAATTAAGAATCTTACAAGCGCTAGAGGTAAAGACCGTTAAGGGTTCTGAAAATACGATTAACGAGCAAGTGGATAATGACATAAAAGGCAATGAAAAACGCAATAAAATTGCGCGAGATGCTTATGAAAAGAAGATAAAAGCCGAGGAAGATTATAGGCAAAAACTAAAAGAGCTTCAAGAAAAAGAGGATCGTGAAATGGAGGAATTGAACAATAAAATTAAGGAGGATTTAAAGAAAACATTTGCAGCAAGGGAGGGAATCAGACAGGAAAACTTTAATTTGGAGCTGGAAAATTCAATTGCTCGTTATGAAAAGGAAAAAGAAATTGGAAGCATTGCAGATAAAGATGAATTGGATAGATTAAAAAAATTATTAGAAGAGGCAAACCAAATTAGAAAGCAAGCCTTAAAAGATAAATATGAATATGATGTTAACCAAGAGGGCTTAAATAATGCGCAAAAATTAGAGATTACAAATAAATACAACAATGATGTTTTGCGTTTAGATACAGATTTAAATAAATCTAAGGAGGAATTAGAAGCCGAATCAAGAAAAAAACAGGAGGAAGAAGATAAAATTTCATTGGAAAAAAGGAAAGAGGCAATGTTTGATTATTTAAATAAATCTTTAGACATGGTTGAAAAGGAGATACAAAGAGAAAATGATTTAAAACAAAAAGCTCTTGATGATGAAATTTCCAGAAGGGAAAAAAGCATTGCTATTCAACAGTCTTTAGCAGAGCGTGGTCAAAAAAACACCCTTGCGGAAGAAGAAGCGGAGCTGGCAAAATCACAACAGAAAAAAGAAGATTTAAAAAAGCAACAAATCAAGCAAGAAAAAACATTGGCGTTTTTAAAGTTGCTTGCCGGGTATGCAGAAAAGGACCCATCAAGCGCACTCCAAAAAGCGTTAGTTGATACGGCTTTATCTTCTGTAATTACTGCAGCATTTATTGATGGAACTGAAAATGTAGGTAATGACCCACAGTTTACAAAAAATAAAATCAGTAACGGAACTGATGGTTATGTTGCAAGATTTGATGGTGATGAAAGAATATTAAACCCAGAGCAAAACAAAATGGTGGGAAATTTATCCAATGAGGAGTTGGCGCTATTGGCCCGCAATTATAACAATGGAAATTATTTACCAAACTATGCAATGGGGTTAAATGTTGAGCCATCAACTGCAAATAATATTTATCAATCAGCACAGTTAAACCAACTGATTACACTCAATAAAAAAATTGAAAATCTTGAATCCGTAATAAAGAGCAAACCAGTTAATACAACCAACATTGACAACCTAGGGAATGTGATTAACTCGGAGCTTAAAAATGGATTCAAACAAAATAGAATAATAATGAAAAAGCCCCTTAAAATTTAATGGTAAAAGTAAATTTCTATATAAACAACAACCTGGTTAACCCTCCTGAGAATTGGCGGGCATTAGAAATTGAATTAAACTTTGATAGGGACAGAACAAATGTGCGTGAAAGCGTTACATTAACCACCCTCGATTGGGTAAGAGAAAACGCTGATTTTTTATTAGATTACCGCGAAGATGGGGTTGGAATTGGGGTTGGAATTTTAGAGGCCCCAGCATTAAGAATTGAAATTGAAAGAGGTGGGGTAATTGAAAAGCCATTTGATGGTTACATTGATACTGCAGCCAGTGGTAAATGGTCTAAAATACGCACAAGTTTAACAGCTAAGGAGAGAAAAAAAATAGATTGGTTAAATGATGTTGCGGATGGTTTTACTTTTGAATACTTGTACAAGTCAACAGGTGAAATTACTGATAATGATTTTATTTTTGTGCCCTACATTTTAAGTAGTGTGCCAGACTATAAAGAAAGTGCAATTGCATTGTTAACCGTTGCTTTTATTGGTAACGAATTAAGGTCTGCAATAAACGAACTTGCCAAGGCATCATCGGCAATGAGTTCTTATTTTTATTATACCGCTGTACTGGCTTTAATTCTTGAAATAATATACATTGCAGCACTATTAATTACACTTGTAAAACTAATTAAAGATGTAATTCTATTCTTAATTCAGCCTGTAAAATATCATGCAGGCATGAAGGCAAAAAGATTGTTTGAGGCAGGTTGCAACCACTTGGGGTTAACATTTAAAAGTGATATTTTTGATACTGCACCATACGAAGATTTGTGTATAATTCCACAAAAGTATCAGAACCTCCCCGATGTAACAGAGCCTCGTATTTTTGGATTTCAACAACCCGACAAAACAAAACAAAACGGTTATTACCAAGGAACTTTTGGGCAATACATACGAGATATGAAAGTTGTGCATAATGCTAAAGTTGAGATTAGAAAAAACCTTTCAAATAATAATGATGAGCTTTGGTTTATTAGAGATGACGTAAATTTAAGCACCCCACAATATCAATTAGCCGACATACAAAACTTTGATAGCGACACCAATGTTGATGAATTTAGGGCAAATTATTATCTGAAATTTGAGATTGATACAACAGACAGAAACACGGTGCAGGAGTACACAGGCACAGCGTATCAACAAATATTATCTCCTATAAGGGTAAATGATGCCTCGTTAATTTTAATGAAGGGATTGGAGCGAATAGATATACCATTTGCCCAAGCAAAAAGAAAAGAAGATTTAACCGTTCCAGAGGAAATAGTTGATTTCTTTTTGACTGTTTTTAATTCATTAGTAAACGGAATTGCTGCAGTAATTAACGGTGTAATTTCTGTAGTTAATTTTATCACTAGCAAAATAAATAATTTAATAAACGCCTTGGGTGTTTTCGGGATAAATATTTCGTTTAATTTCCCATCAATTCCACAGATAAACTATGTAAACCTTAATAATTTAATTGATAACAGAATTGGAATGATGAAGATTGAAACCGATTATTTCAACATTCCAAAATTGGTTTTGCTTGACATTAAATCTTTACCAAAAAACACCAAGATTACAGCTCAAAACTCGACTTATTTGAGCGCTGAGTATCTTTGGAAAAACTTTCATTTCATTAAATCATGGCTTCCATCAGCAGCAAAACCGAACGGAAATCAGTATCTTATTAAAACTTTTGAAAAAGTACCATTTACTTTTACAGATTATTTAAAAGTAAAGGATTCAAATATTATCTTTGATTACCAAGGAAAGGAAGCGGAGGTGATTAGTTTGAAATGGAATCCTTATTCTTTGGTTGCAGATATGACAATTAGATTTTCAACATTATTAACTGATAATTTACAACTAACAGAGCTAATTCCAAATGGACAATAAAGAGCAAATAAATTCTCAAATCAACAGCATTCTATCAGGTGTAAATGGCCTTTTGAAAACAGTTGAAAGTAAGTTAAAGGAAAACGCACCTAAGAATAAAGAGGAGGCACAGGCGGTTAAAGACTTTGCTGAAAAACATAATTTGTTTGAGAAATTAAAAACAGTGAAAAGAGATTTCAACCAAGTAAAAAAAGAGTTTGCTAAAAAATAAACTATGCCAGTAGACTTTAAAGACATAAGAATTAAATCAGCATTTAGGACCGGAAACCCTACCAATTTTTTATTGGCAAATATCGGTGAGAAAATTACGATTGAAATAGATGTGGAGGTTTCTACCTATGCCATTGCGGATAATGACAATGATATTTTATTTAATTACACTAACGGAATGATTGGTCCAAATTGGGTTTATGATCCAAGAGGGCAATTTAAAAACTTTAATGTTGGTGATGTTGTTGAGTACAAAAATTATGTAACCAATGGTTTTGGTGGCACACCCGCATATAGTGGGGTTATAAATGTAATTGATAAGTTGGATGATTTCCACATTCAAATTGATGTTGATTTATTTCCGGGGCAAATAGACCAAGGTGGTACACAGGGAATTTGGAATGTAAAAACTCCAATCACAGGCTTAAAATATAAGTGGAATTTTATAGAAAATGATGATGCGCTTACATTCGAATCAAAAGTTGATGGCACTGAACAGGTAGCATTGGCGCCAGCAATTAGTGCCACAGCCTTTCAAACATCTGGAGCTTTAATTGTGGGTGTAAAATATATTATTTCAGATTTTAATGCTGGCGACGATTTTACAAATGTTGGAGCTGCAAGCAATGCGACTGGAATAATTTTTACAGCTACAGGCACAACACCAACAACTTATTCAAATGGCTCTACATTAAATGTGGTTTCTGATTTAACATTTATCGGAGCAAAAACCTATCAAATCGGTTCAGCTTCCGTTTATGGCAACAATATTAATACAGCTTCATTGTATGGATTCAAGTTTACAATTATACATGAAACGGTTTTAACTCCTTTCTTTTTATCTGCTCAATGGACTGATTTACTTGCCAGAATTGCACCAGATTATTATTTTAATACCGCATGCTTAAAAAGTGTTTTTGATATTGAAGCGTTTTTTAATTATGCAGATCCTAATAGATCGGTTTCTGGAACAAGTGATGAACTAGAGGGGAATACTGGTTGGTTTGATGAAAACTTTAACACAGGTGTTACTAATTATTCCGTTGATAGCATAGTTTACAAAGACCCATCAGCCGTTGTAATACCCGGCATTTCACTTTCAACAAATGAAACAACAGTGGAAATTACGGTAAAAAATACTGTAGACACACCGTTTTCAAACAACAATACAAAATTCACTTTAAATTTTTGTAAGGCTCCATTAAACGAAAGCGAATATCAAGGCAATGCTAAAACATTACAAGAAAACTTTTTATTTGATACTGCTTTAAATACGGTAGGTGCAGCAAGCGTGGATGGGGATAATTACGGTACCGCTTACCAAGTTTTAAAAGATGTTGAGGCCACATTTGTTTCTTCAAGTGAGATTTTAATTACTGCAAAAATTGCAATGGATGCTTCAATTGTTGCTGATTTAAATACATTGGATGAAGCCAGATATATTTTATTTGTTGCTACTCAAAACCATTTACATGATGCCCCACCGCCAACAGTAATTGATGCAGTCACATTATTTGTAGACGCGCAAGAATTTTATGTGGATTTGACAGACCCCGGAATGATTGTTTTTGCAAACAAATACTTAAGGCATTACGAAGAAGATGTTGCAACTGAGGGCACAACCTCTTTAGAGGCATATAAAGAGGATGAGATGGTTGCTTATACGCAATTTTACGTTGATCATACGGGCAGAACGACAAACACAATTCAGTTAACAGAGATAACAGCTAAACTTAAAGCCAAAGATTCAGTTACATTGGCAGAATTTGATTTAGATGAATGGCATTTGCCATTAAGTGGATTGCCTTACGTTGCCGGTGACCAATACATAGATGTTACTTATCCAAGACCTTTTCACATTCCTGTTGCTGAAATAAGAAAAAACATTCAATTAAAAAGAACACCAGGGCAAGATGTTGGATTGCAATCTTATTACCTTTTACAATTTCCTTTTTTGATTAGGTGGGAATATTTTTTACCATTACTTACTGCTAATTATGATTTCTTCGATGCTACTGAACCAAACAACGGTCTAAACAATGATTGGTTTAGGTATCAGGATTTGCTGGCAGATTGGAAAGTTTATTATGAGGTAATTATAAAGGCTAAAAAAGATGGAGTTCCGTTAATTTTCAACATTGAGGAACAGGCTTTATTATTTGATTACGATGATAAATTTGTTGACTTTCAGTTCGTATCAATTAAATCTTACGACCCTGATAGTTTAACAGAATTATTAGATCCAAGCGGGCCGACTAAATTTTTACTAGGTTACAAAAACACTTTAGTTAAGGCCGTGTTTTCCAACTTAACCAACCATCCAATAACATTGGCTGACGTTCATTTTTGCGTAGGTATTGAAGTTTATGAAGAAGGAGGGGTTTCTGGTAGGCGTAGAATTTCATCGGTTTGGACATTAGATTCAGACACATGGTTCTTGTCAACTGATGGAAGCGGAAAAGTTGTTAAAACCTTACAGACACAAGTTAACCCCGGTGATTTAATCGAGGCTTCAATGTATGTTGATTTCTCGAAAATCCCTTTAAATAAAGACTATTTTAAAATAACAGCTAGGTTGTACGATGGAAATAGTTTATCACCATTGGCCCGCGTAGATGAGCATGATGTTGATAGATTTACAGAGGATAGCGATTTAAGAATAATAGAAGCATAATTATTATATTTGTAATATGGCAGGAAATGTAGGTTTTGAAATATTTAAGTTGATTAAGGAAAATCCAATTCCAGAGGTTCCTACTTTGGACTTGCCAGCGAACACTTTATTTTCTTGTTGCTCTGATTTTTCTTTAAAAGTTTTAGCAACAACAGACACAAATGATGAATACAAGAACGATAGATCAAGTTTCATTTATTGGTTTGACCCTGTAGTTTCTGCAGCTGTTCTCGTTTTACAACGTTACCAGAATGGAGATTATGAGCAAGTGGCATTACTAAATGATGCTACTTACGGCACAGCTTACCTTTATGGCTTCTTTACAAATGTAGATGGGGATAAATTTGTCGGCTATCAATTAGATTGGAAAGAGGTTTTAATTGCATTTGGTGAGGGGTCTTACAGGGTAGTTTGTAAAATAACATTAAGCTATGGAGGCACAGGAGAAAAAGCATCAAATGAATTTTGCTTAAAAACTTATTCACCAATTTTAGCAGATGTTACAGTTAGATTAGAATATTATTTGAATGGAATAACTGCTGACATAGATTTTGATTACAAAAGAAAAAATTTCGGTGAATTAAACTGGTTTAACCAATTGCGTTTGCCGGGATTCTTTGGTTATCCATCATCTGAATACGAAACAACAACAATAATGTACAATGATGGCCAGCAACCATTTGTTGAGGATAATATGGTTGAGGAATACAATCTAATGCTTAAGCCATTACCATATTTTGTACACAACATTTTGAAAACAGATTTCATGATGGCCGATTCTGCATTTGTTACAGATTACAATTCGCGCAATAACTCAACGTTTGTAAAAAAACAAGTGATTAAAAAATCAGGTTACGCTCCTAAATGGTCAATGCTAAGGGCAATGTTGGCGCCAATTGAATTAAAGTTTAATCCATATTTTAATAACAATAAAAAATTTAGGAATTAATGGGAATTAAAATTAGTGACATAGTAACCTTAAATGCATCGCCAACAAATGATGATCGGTTTGAGATTTCCAGAAAAATATCAAGCGCACCTGATGTTTGGGATACGCAATATATAACTTGGTCAGATTTAAGCGCTCTCATTGGTGGTATACCAACACTTAATGATGTTTTAACTAACGGCCCAGATACAGCAGGAGAGGACATAATTCTAACAAATGCAGACGTTATAAAATCTTCAACTCCTTCTAAATCTCAAATATGGTTTGGAGCAGCAGGTGATGAAATAAATTTAGACAACGCAGGAGGTGGGGGTGGTCAATTCTTTTTGCATGGTTCTGATGGACTAGTAATCTTGCAAAACGCAGATGGCGCATTAACTTGGAATGCTTCGGACATAACTCTTACACATGGAGTAGAGATTAATCTAAGCACTCCAATAATAAACACTGCGGGTATTATAGTTAAGGACTCATCCGTAACAACAGCTGCTCTGTCCGTGGTGGATGATGCAATGACAGTTGGAGCTGGTGATGTTGAAGATTTAGATTCGGCTTCAAGAATTGCATCAACTAGCTACCAAACATCAAGTTCAGGAAACGAAGCTATATTGGTTGAATTAGCTACGAACGGAACTCAAACAGTAACAACTGAACATAAAGTTACTGGGGGTGTTGCAACATTAAAAGTATTTTCTAATTATGCATCATTTGCAGGTATACAGGAGGTTTCGGATTACTCTGCCAATTACACAGATTTGAGCTACATGAATAAGGGCTCTATAACTGCCCTTATTCAATCATACGTCGCAGGCTTAATGGACTACAGAGGAGTCTATGATGCTTCTGTTAATGCTTACCCTTCTTCAGGGGGCTCAGGCACTGCGGGCGCAATTCTAAAATCTGATTTTTGGATTGTTTCCGTTGCTGGAACTTTGCCTACTGGAATAGTAGTGAATGCAGGAGATTTAATAATCGCAAAAGTTGACACGCCGGGCAACACTCAAGCCAATTGGTCTACTGTTGAGTATAACATTGGATACACTCCGGAGAATGCGGCGAATAAAAATAACACGGCATTAAGTACCTCGACAACAGAGTACCCCACTCTGAATCTAGTTAAGACTGTAACGGACCTACTGGCTCCTCTAGCATCCCCAGTATTAACAGGTACTCCAGAAGCACCTACCCAACCATTCGGGACAGACGATGAATCTATAGCCACTACAGAATTCGTGCAGGAAAAACTCCTTTCAAAAACATTCACAACAAACGCGACAACAACGTCCAACTCAGCAGGCCCTTTGAGCAATTTTTCTTTTACAGGCGTGGCTAATGGGGTTTATGTAATTGATATTTTCATGCGTACTAACTGTAATAACACAGGCGGTATAAAGTATTCGATTACATTGCCAGGCACAACAACTATGGGCGTGGCATTATTTGGTAACTCAACATCTTCAACAGCTTTTTCAGTTGAAGCTATGTCTGCAAGCGCAACGCTTAGTAGTGCGTTTAATACATACAACGGTTCTGGTGAAATGCGAATGCGAGGTAAAATAGTTATGGATGGAACTGGGGGGGTAGTAACCGTAAACTTTGCTAGTGGTGTAAATCTCCAAACATCGTTAATTGGTGCAAGTACTTCAAGTATGATTGTTTACAGAGACGCTTAATTAAAATAAATTATTACATTAGTAAAAAAATATTATGGCAAAGAAACCATCAACAGAAAAACCCTCTAAAGCTGGTAAAATAATCCAGTTAGAAGAGACACGTCAAAAGAAATTGGCAGAAGCGCAAAAACTTTTAGAAGATGCAAAGAAAGAGAACTCAATTAAGGCTCAGGCGCTCTTCGCGCAATTCCAAAAAGACACTGCATCTTTAGGTTATGCGCTTAAGGTGAGAAACATCCTAGATGGAAACAAAATTGTTTCTCAATTTGTTCTAAGCCCTATCAATTAAATAGATCAAAAAACTTTTACTTGGGTAGAGTATGGCTAACTTTTCATCACTAAAATTTGAGGTAAAAGACCTAATTATGATAGGTACAGTTATGGCTACTCTTGGCGGGTTTGGGTGGAAAATACTTACTAAGATTGAACACGTAGAAATGATGATTGCCGAGGTTAAAGTTTACAAGGGTGCGGATGATAAGGTTGTTAATACTAGATTGGAAAATTTAGAAATTACCCAGGCGAACGACACGAAAAGACAAAACGATTTTGAAAAGTTCCAGTTTAAAATCGAGGCTATATTGGAAAATGATAACAGGTTAAAAATTGTAAAAGATGGAAATAAAAATAATTAGAAACGTATTCACGGAAAACACAACTATTAGCGATTGGTTTACTGATAACATTTTTGACTGCCACACCTTAGAAGATAAGGATAGGGGGTTGCATAATAAAATGACCTTAGAAGAAACCAATAAAATTAAAGTGTATGGTGATACTTGTATTGGGTATGGTAAATATGAAGTTGATATAACCTATTCGAATAAGTTTCAAATACACTACCCACTTGTTTTAAACGTGGTTGGGTTTAGCGGAATTAGAATACATTGTGGGGTTAATAAAAACCATACACTAGGTTGTTTGTTAACGGGTGAATCAGTTGTAAAAGATGGATTAAAAAATTCACAAGTTGCATTTTATAAAGTGTTTTTTAAAATGCTTAGTTACAAAACATCACCGCCAATTGCATCGGAATTAATCGCATTACACAAAGCTAAAAACGCTGGTGGTTTTGCTAAATTGTACAATGCAAATAAGAATAGTAATAAAATTTATATCGAATATTTAAAACCTTAAATTATGAATTGGATAAAAAAAACTTGGTTCAGATTGCTATGGCATATCAAAGAATTAAACAAAACTTTTAGCAATGAAAAGAGTTACTATTTATCCAAGCGAATTGAAAGGGCTATACTTTTTATAAATGCTGTTTTTATTTTTGATTACTACGTTTTTAAAAATCTAAGCCATTTAACCTATACCGAAATTATGGAGGCGTTTGCAATCAATTTGCTTTATGCTGGATTCCTTGTAAAACAAAATCAAGTAGATAAAAAACATGAAGCTAAATCTAATAATCCTACTGACGTTAATAACGTTTAGCAGTTGCATCTCAGCTCGTAAACGTGCTAAAATTTGCGCCACGTGCCCTGTATCGGTTAAGGATAGCATAGTAAACACAACATCAACAATTGTGCGTGATACTACTATTTACATCACGATACAAGGTGAGCCAGTTATAATTGATAATCCTTGCGACACAAACGGCATTTTAAAGCCATTTAAAAGGGTTGAGCGTAACAATGGACTAATAACTACAATCGAAGCTAAAGATGGCAAATTAACGGCTCGATGTGATGCTGACAGCCTATCTAAAGTTATCGAGGCGTTGACCAAAATAGTTAACCATTCAAGTTCAAAAGATACGGTTAAAACAATCGAGGTTAATCGACCTACAAAATTCCAAGGTTTTACGTTTTGGTGGTTTTGGATAACTGTTGTTTTGTTGCTGTTTTGGATTGGCAAAAATTATTTGTTGCGGTATTTAAAAAAAGTTGTACCTTAGCAATATGGGCTTGTAAGCTCGCTATTTAATCACTTTTCAACAAAAAGGGTCAATTAAACCAACCGTAAAAAAGTTGGTTTTTTTATTTTAAATAAACAAACCCTAGCTATTTCTAACTAGGGTTTGATGTATTTTTTGATGTGAACAATGTAAAAGTACTAATTATTTTTTAATTACGCACGTTTTTTGCCCCTCAACTAATTCCGCAACATTACTATCAATTATAACTTTCATGTGTGGGTGGCAATTTTTCTTAAGCCATTTCATAACAGGTTTTACAACCTTATCGAAATCTTTGTGTTTTGTTTTTTCTGTTTTCATATTTGTTTTTATTAGTTTAATCTTAAAATAAACCTGTAAGGATTACTTACAGGTTTCTCTCATAAATCGAACGCATCTGCAATGTTCTGCCGTTAATTAATCCCAACATTGAAACGGATTAATTCCAGTAATATGCTCAGTTTATAGCGTTCTGCGCAGTTTTATAATGTTTTTTGTTTCAAGTTTGCCAAACTATATTCATCGCTTTCAGTTGATGTGTATTTATCCTTGCATTTATCACAAATATAAACGTAAAAATCTCCTTCGTAAACTTTGTTTTTTACGATGTGCTTTCGTTTGGTAATAGTTAATTCTAATACCGCACCAATACAACAAGGGCTGTTTAGCCTGCCTTTAATCATTGTATTTCAGCGTCTAGTTTATTAATGTGATTATCAATAGACTTTATTAAATCAAAAGCATCAATTTTACCTGTTGGTAATGAATCATAAAGTTCGTTTCTTATTTCTGTTAATCGTTCAAACTTCTCCTCATAGAGCTTCATTACTGCATCGGCTAAATCGTGATAATCAGGCTTGCCATCATCTGTTTTAAATGAGTCTTGCATCGCCTTAATAACTTCTTCTTTGGTTGGTTTCATTTGGGTTATGGGTTTAAATTAAACTTATGGGTAATAATTATCGTTATAATCATCATTTTTCTTTTGTCTTTCACTTTGTCCAGTTAAATCATCCGATGGTTTATCTCTGTAAATTATAGAACATACTATAAACCAAACCAAAAATAAAATAATCAATATGAATAAAGCATTCGCAATGTATGTTATCATCTGTTATCTAGTTTTAATTGGTTTTGTATGGCTTTAGCTTACCTAATTTTACTTGTTCGTCTCCATATAAAATTGAGTTTTTTTCTTCATCAGTTAAACTAAAATCTTTTTCTTGTTTTGTTTTTAGCCAATCATAGCTTTCTTGCATTCTTACTTTTCTCGATTCTTCTTCAAAAAACAATTGACTACTTAATGCTGTTTGTAAAGCACTTATCATTTGTTCAGGTGTAAGCGGATTTGGCTTTTCTGCAATTCTTTCTAGTGCTAACACTAGTCTTTTTAATAGTCCCATTTTTTTATCTAGTTTTAATTGGTTTCTGTTTATCGTAATCGTTGCGGTCTAGTTGCTCCATTTCTCGTAGTGTTACAAACATCCCATTCCAAAATTCGGTTGCTTCTTCCCATCCATTAAAGTTTTTACACTCAGTCCAAATAAATCCACTGCCAATAACTAACGATAATTTACTTGCTTTACGGCGTGGATGGTAAATTTTAGTTATACACTCCCTCAACTCTTTCGGCAACGTATCGAGCCACTCTTTTACTGTTTTTTCCATTGGGTTAGATTTAGTTATTTTTTTGTCAGTCCTCGCAAATTCATTTCCTCAATTTTCTTATCATTTTCAACAGCCTCTCTAATTCGTTCCTCCAAGTGCATTGTAAATCCTACCCTGCAACAAGTTACTTTCTTTTCAGAAAATTCACACCCATCACTTTTACCTTCGCCTTTACAAGCCCCGTAAACTCCAATCCAGTCAGCTATTACATTTGCTAAATCTGATACTGTTTCAATTTCCATACTCTATTTTTTTCTAGTTTTCGGTTTAAGTGTTACAACATAATTCTTCTTACTTTTCTCATGTGCTATAATATAACGCTCTGTTAACTGCTTTTTCATAATCGTATCTGCTACGTGTAGATAGGCACAATAAGACTTATCACGAATCAGTAAACCTATAACAAACAAAGCAATTATCAGTAGTAGCGTAACGATGGCGGGGTAGGTGGATTTCATTTGGTTAGGCATTTAAGAGGTGTTTATGGGTGTAAATGTTTCCGATAACAACACAATCTACATCATCTGTACCAGCTTTTTTTCTGCTATTAAGATAATCAAATAGTGTTTTCGGTTTATTTCCCTTTGGATTAGTATGGAATTTTACCATAAATGCGCCTGTGTTTTCGCATTGATAAACTTCCACTTTCCATCTTTCAGAAAGTAAATCTTTAGTGTAAATCTCTTTACCATCAATACTTAGTTGTCCTGTGAATTGCGACAAAATAAATTGGTCTGAATCACACGGCTGTTGCATATCTTTTCCGCAATCAATAGAATCAATTTCACCATTGTTGCCTATTGTAAAATACGATGGGATAAACTCATTGTTTTCTTTATCCCATGCTCGAAACTTTATTTCTCTATTCATCTCTACTTGTTTTTAAATTGTTCAACGTAATTTATTAGCGACATAAGCTCGGTGGATTTGAAGCGTTGTGGTTTGCCAGTTCCATTATGACTGAAATAACCTAAATATTTAATTTTTGGATTAACCACAATATGAGTAATACTTCTTGGTTTATTTTTGTCATTATTATAGCCATATTCTAACATTTGGCTATTATTAAAATATTCATCAGGCTTGTTATACCCAAGCATCCAAAGCACCATTTCTGTTTCAATAAGCGACTGTAATATTTCTTCTCTAGTGTTTCCGATGCCTTCAACGGCGATGTAGGGTAGTTGCATATTTATTTTTTTGGATTGTTTAGTAGCCTTTTGTGGATCCAATTATTAACTCTTAATGGATTAGCAATTATAATTATTTTATTTTCACTATAAATCCTCCACCCCTCATTCCATTGCTGGCCCTTTCGTAATTGCCAGAAACTTGTCTCATCTTGCTTAAGGCCATCATCACTTAGAATGTCATCCCAGGTAATTACGCCATCTTTAAGCGTAATAAACCTGTGCCTGTTAGGTTCAAGTAGATCGTGTGTGATTTTCTTACCTTGCTGTAGGGCTTTTTTTGCTTGTTCTTTGTTCATTTTGTGGTTTATTGTATTAATATTTTAGACGCCTTGATATAAAAAACTCCTTTTTCCTTTATCACTAATCTTTGAAAAATCACCTTAGATTTTTTTAATTTTCTAGGTATTCTTTTATATAAATCTTTTGGGTTCAAAATTAGTGTCCGCTTAAAATCATTCCCACAACACTCGTTAAATGGTGGTATTGATATATCACTACATGGTTTCATTTCGTTATTGGTTTAATTTTACTATGACCTTATTACTTTATAATATTCTTCAATGTGTAATGTAGTTCCAAAAGACTTGTGTAGTGGTGATTTTTCATCAAATTCAATCAATGTGTTTTCAAGTTCTTGTTCTGTTGGGTATGTTTCAAAATCTTTTTTCATACTCATAAATGGTTCCGCAAAATTATATTTAACCATCTTTATACTATATACTTTTTTTAATGTTGTCATTTTTTTAATGGTTTTGTTAAAATATTTTTACAAACATACAACAAATATTTTAATTAAAAACAACGTTTGTTAAATAAATTTTACTATTTTTGTAAAATAATTTAAACAATGAATAGAACAGTATTTATTTACGGATTGTTTTGCCCAATTGAAAAGCAAATAAAATACATTGGCTCAACTGTAGACTTAAGGTTTAGAACGAATGCTCATTATTCAAATTGCGGCTCCCAAGGCATTCAAAAAACACTTTGGGTGGAAAAACTTAGAAAAAAAAATCTGAGATTTGAAGTAATAACAATTGATGAAACCACCGAGCAACAAAGAGATTACTGGGAAAAATTTTATATTGAACTTTTTAAATCATGGGGATTTAATTTACTTAACTCAAAAACTTACTACAATGCAAAAGAAAAAAAAGAAAGATGGGAATTGCAAAAAAAATACATTACAAGAAAAAATAAAAAAAACAGGGCTTAAAAAAAGCTTTTTAGCCTCTAAAATTGGGCTTTCTAATACTGAATTTTCGTTTTTTCTGAATAAAAAAAGGCATTACGAAGGCAAAGAAGAAGAGCTTTTGGAGTTTTTAGATAGTTTGTAAAAATAATTTTACGCCTAATTATCAAACAGTTATGAAAAAACACAAAAATAAGTGTAAATTTATTTTTACAAATCAAAATAAATGCTTTATCTTTACAACGTGATAGCAACTAAGCTACACATTAACTCGCAAAACAAATGAAAACTACAAAAAAACAAACAGTAAAAATACTGGGCCAAACAGTAACTGTTGGCACTAAATTACACGCCAAATTGGTGGACAGGGTAAAGCACTTTAACGACTTAGCTAAACACGAAACCAACCAAATTAATTAATAACCTTTTGCGAGCGAGGAAATCGGAAGAAAGTACTCGCCGCAATTTAAAAACAACTCGCAAAATGAAAAAACCATTCAACCTATCTGAGTACGCTAAAAGCCTACTTAAAAAAGAGCCAGATTTAACTAAAGAATTTACTGGTGTTTCTCAAAAAATACTGATTGATAAACTGGAATCAGATTTACAACGAGCCAAGAAAATAAATGTACGCTTATTAACGGCACACATCGAAATTAACAGGCTTAAGAACTTGATTGATGCAAACCGCAAGAAAGATTTTTTCGAGTACGATTTGGCATTGCATGCAGAATTAACCTATAAAAAACTTTCACTTGAAAGCGAGGTTGAGGGATTAAATCAGATTTGCACAACCGAAATTCAAAACAAAATAAATAACTTAATCAAATACAACTAAAAATGGAAAACACACAATTAGTAATCAATCCTAAAGACTTCGGATTAGATGAGAAAAAAGTAAATGAATTAACTAATGGATTGCAAGCCATTATAGAAGAAAGAAATGTTTTAATTGATAACTATAAAACATTAATTGTAATCGAAGCCACTAAAGAAAACCTATCAATGTTTAAAGAATTGCGTTTGAAAATTCGTGATAACAGAACTAAAGGAATTGAAAAGTGGCACAAAGTAAACAAAGAATTTTTCTTAACTGGCGGTAGATTTGTTGATGCAATTAAAAATAAAGAGGTTGCAGAAAATGAAAGAATGGAAGAAAAACTTGATGCACTTGAAAAGCATTTTGAGAATTTAGAAAAAGAAAGATTAAAACAAATTCATTTGGAAAGAGTAGAAAAAATTAGTAAATTTAATTATGAAATTGGCACTACTGATTTTTCTTTAATGGATGAAAATATGTTTGGTGCGATTTTATTAGGTGCGGAAACTAAACATAAGGAAGATTTAGAAAAAGCAAGGTTGGCAGAGTTGGCAAGATTAGAAGCGATTAGATTAGAGGAGGAAGAAAAAGCAAAACAGAAAGCGGAATTAGAAAGATTGAGATTAGAAAACGAGGCTAAAGAAAAAGAATTAAAAGAACAAAAAGCTAAAGCAGATGCGGAGTTAGCCGAGCAACAAAGATTAGCTAAAATTGAAGCAGATAAACAAGCTGAAATATTACGCAAGCAAAAAGAAGAATCTGATAGAATTGCAAGTGAATTAAAGGCTAAGGCAGACGCGGAAGCAAAAAAGGCAAACGATATAATTGAAGCCCAAAGAAAAAAATTAGAGGCAGAAAGAGAATCGGCCAGACAAGCAGCATTGGAGGTTGAAAGATTGGCCAAAGAAAAAGCAGCCGCAGAGTTAAAGGCAAAGCAAGAAGCGGAAAAGCTAGAGGCGGAAAGATTGGAAGCGTTAAAGCAAGCCGAGTTGGCACCAGATAAAGAAAAGTTAACTAAGTGGCTTAATAGTTTATCTACTGTAGCGGGTGAATTAAAAGTAAACGGCTTGCAAAACCAAGACGCCATTGCAGTTTCTAATTTAATTAATCAAAAATTTGAAGGTTTTAAAAAATGGGCACTTGAACAAATAACTAATATAAAATAATTATGAAAAACGCAGACAAACCAGCCCTACCAACTGTCGATACAATTCATCCCAGAACAGGAGAAAGGCATGAGCCAATAAACTTAGGATTAACTAAGCGCGAACACTTTGCAGCTTTAGCAATGCAGGGATTATCAGCTAATGAAGGATTACACAGTTGGGATGCAGAAAGAATTTGTATTGAATCAGTAAAAATGGCTGACGAACTATTAAAACAATTAGAAACCAAATAAAAAAAACCATGAAAAAAACAGAAACACCACAGCAGAAAATCGCTAAACTCGAACTACAATTAAAGAGCGAGTTAAAACACAACGCAGCAATTGAAACTTCTAAAATCATTTGCGAGGGATTTAGAAATTCAATTAAGGAAAACAAAGAGTGTATTTTATTTCATCAGGGCCAAATAGCTCTTGCGGAAAAAGGATTAACTGAACACGAAAAAACAGCAGTATTACCATTAAAAAATTCTGAATTAACAGAAAAAAATATTGCTGAATTGAAAAAATCTTTGTAACATTGCCCTGCTATCCGTTAAAAAAAAGACATTAAAAAAATCTCCTTCCATTGCCACAAACCACCACGGTTGAACGGATAGCCTTTGGATTGGAGATATTAAAATCAAAATGGAAACTACAAACAAACAACCAGAAGAAAACAAAGTTGCGGTTGCGACTGTGCCAGAAAAAAAACCATTGCAGGTTTGGCAACAAGCATTAATTAACGCTGAAACAAAATTTCTTGCCGTAGCAGGAAAAAAAGAATTAGCAAAAATTGAGCTAGGTTTTGCTTTAATGCTGATGGAAAAGAACAAGTATTTAAAAGATTGCACGTATGATTCAATTATAAATGCAGTCATTAATGTTGCAAGAACCGGCATTACCCTAAGCCCAATTTTAAAATTAGCACACTTAGTTCCGCGAAAAACTAACGGAGTTTGGGAGTGTTCGCTTGACTTTGATTATAAAGGCTTAGTAAAAGTTTTAAAAGACAATGGCTGCTTAAAGGATATACAGGCGATCATTGTTTATGAAGATGAAAAGTTTGAAGAAAGTAATTCACCCATCATTGCCCCTGTCCATGAAAAAAGACACTCTAAAAGTGAAGAGGAGCAAAAAGCAAGGGTTGTGGCAGGTTGCTATTCACAAGTTTTATTGTTAGATAATACCGTTATTTATACTCAGTTTATGCCATATTGGGAAATTCAAAAATCTGAAAAGGTGTCGCAATCTGCAAGCTCTGAGTATTCGCCTTGGAAAAAATGGAGAGAAGAAATGATTAAAAAAACTAAAATTAAAAGAGATTTTAAAACTTTAATTTCTGGAAATCCAAACGAAAAAGTAATACATGCGTTAGCGGTTGAAGAAAAAAACACCGTTATTGATATTGAGGCTCAATTTACAGATGTAAAGTCTGATGCACAAAACACAGCACAAAACATTGAAAATAAAATAATCGATGGCGAATAAATACCCAGACAATGATTGGATGCTTGCCAGATTAGGTAAATTTACATCCTCCAAAATAGGACCATTGTTTGTTGGTGGAACCGATAAACTTTCTGTTGGCGCCATAACCTACGTTAAAGAAGTTGCAACTGAAATTCTTACAGGAACGCAGCGTGAATTAAAAGTTTATGCATTAGATTGGGGAAATGAAAATGAACCTAAAGCTGCAGAATTATTAGCGGAAAAACATGAAGGCTTTGAATATCATGGTGGCGACAATAAACTATTTATTCCCTACACTGAGTTTTCGGGAGGTTCGCCAGATGCCACAATAAAATTCCCAGGCAAAGTAGTTTTTGAAATTAAGGCGCCCGAAAACCCAGTTAATCATGTGGAATTTTTAATGTGCAATAATGGCAATGATCTAAAAGCAATTGAAAAAAAATACTGGCAACAGCTTCAAAAAAATATGGCTTGCCTTGCTAAACTTTTAAATTGCAATGTTACAGAGGTTAAAGGAATCTTTGTTAGTTACTGCCCGCTTATGCGAAATGAAAATCTAAGGTTAAAAGAAATCACCGTTTACCCTGATGTTGAATTTCAAAAAGAGTTACCAATTAGAATTGCAAATGCAGAAAATGAATTAAAAAAACTTATTAAATCTGTGTATGAAACTAATAAAGCACTTAGTAACAATCAAAGCGCATAATATGACGCAGACCATTCCAGTCAACACAAAATATCCTTTAAACGATATTACTGCAAAATGGTATATAAATAAGAAATATGGCAATAGTGCCGAATTAATTAGCGTTAAGACAAAATAAAAATGGAATTAATATCTGAGGTTTATTTGGAAGATTGTGTAACTGCATTAAAGCGATACTCAGACAAACATTTTGATCTTGCAATTGTCGATCCACCTTACGGTATAAATGCTCCAAACATGACGATGGGTAGTAATCCAAATAGAAAAAAATTTGGCACAGGAACAATATCAACGGCTCAAAAATTAAAAAAAGGTAGATTAAACAGTGGTGGTGGCAAAGTCTTCTTAACGGAAGATAGACACGGCATCATTGCAGGTACGGTAAAAGTGTTAGGCGTGCTACAAAATAAAGCACGGGTGAATTTGTATCACAGAAAATCTGGGAATTTGATTCAATCAA